CAGAAACTAAAAACTTTGATACACTTGGTATTGACAGTACGTCACAAATGGCAGATATTTATCTCCAAGAGGCTGCAAAAACTATTAGGCATGGTTTGCAGCAATATGGCGAAATGGCAATCAAGACCATGAACCATTTACGTACACTTTACTTTACACGTCAAAAGCACACTTATCTAATTTGTAAGGAAGAGATTTTAACAATAAACAATATTCAAATGAGACGGCCTTATTTTCCGGGTAAGCAATTAAATGTTGATATCCCTTTTATGTTTGACGTAATAGCCCATCTTGCTAAAGTGCCTATTCCAAACGTAGGAGAACAATTAGCCTTCCGTTGCGTTGGTTCTTATGATGTAATGGCACGTAATCGAGTCGGTACACTAAACGAGTTCGAACCACCAAACTTTACTGATATTGTAAATAAATGTATGGTGTGAAATGACAGAAAAATTAATTGACATAACTGCCGAACTACGTTATGAAACAGATAAAGCTTATCTAATATATGACGGTAGATCAGAAATTAAAAAAGGACATGACAAACCTACTGAATTATTAACATGGATACCTAAATCTCAATGTGAATATAATAAAGATGACGGAACTTTTACTATGAACGAATGGCTGGCCTTAGAAAAAGGATTTATTTAATGCCCAAAACTAAACCTAAAAAGCGTGGTCGCAAACTTGGTGTCAAGGTTGGGCCGTACAAGATTATCACTCTTAAAATGCTTCATGAGCAGCTTAAGGAACTACGTGCTATCGTAAATAAACATGAAAAGGTGTTAGGCTGATGATTATTCCTACAATCGGTCGTATCATGTGGTATTGGCCAGAAAAGCAATATCGCGGAAAGTTCCCTTGGGCCGCAATCGTTACTGATGTTCATGACGATAATCTAGTAAATGTTGCTATATTTTCTCCAAATGGCAATGCCGACGATACAAAAAATTCTATCCGTATTGTACAAGATGGAAGTCCAAATATTGCTGACGCTAGTCCATATGTTGAATGGATGCCATATCAAGTTGATCAAACTAAAAGGAATAAAACTAATGAATGATATTGGATGGGCTGTAAAACAACTTTGGAACAAGGATAAAGTTTGTCGCTCAGGCTGGAATGGTAAAAATATGTATCTGGAGCTTCAAATTCCTGATGCAAATTCTAAAATGTCATTGCCATATGTTTATATGAAAACTGCTGACAATAATTTAGTTCCTTGGCTTTGTTCACAAACTGACTTACTAGCAACAGATTGGATGATTACAAATGGATAGAATGCTTCAATTTTTCGCTTACAAACATTTACCACAACATTTGCAAACTGTGAGTAAACCATTCCATGATTTTGCCCACAGTATTGTAGCAACTTATCCTGATAATCAAGAACGTGAAGTAGGTTTAAGGAAGCTTCTTGAAGCTAAAGACTGTATCGTTCGTTCTACTATCTACAGAGAAGGATAAACAACTAATGCCGTTTAATGCAACTTTCGACGCTAACCAATTCGAACCACGTCAATCTGCTGGTAGTCATCCAGTTGGAAATAAGTTTCCATTTGAAATTACTGGCACTGAAGTTAAGCCTACCAAGGACGGTACTGGTGGAATGTTTGTCGTAACGTTCACAACTCCAGCAGGGCAGATTGACTATCGTTACAATCTATTTAATCAGAGTGCTAAAGCTGTTGAAATTGCTCATGGACAGTTTTCAGCACTTTGCCGTGCTGTAGGTCGCTATCAAGTTGATTTTAACAATGATGGTGCAATCCTTCGTGGTGCTAAGGGTTGTCTTGATGTTAACTATCAGAAAGGTGAAGAACCTACTGCCGAACGACCTGAAGGTGGCTATGTTGAAGTCAAGAAAGTTTATGACGTGAATGGAAATGAACCGGGTAAGCCTCCTGCCCAAACTCAGCCTCAGGGCCAACCAGCTTCAGGGCAAGTCCTACAGCAACAGCCAAGCGGCGGATGGGGAAGTGGCGCGGGGAGTGGTCCCCAGCCTCAACAAACCGCGCCAACGGCGTCGCTAGCCCCAGCACAGACGTGGCAACCCGGAGGTCAAACTGCTGCTAATCCGCCTTGGGGCTCAAGAACCTAATTACGGCATAAGATTAACATAATCGACCGTAATAAACTAAAACCGTTGACTTTAATGCAAGGTCAACGGTTTCTTTTTTATTCCCATAATAAAGGTCACCTGATGCTTGATTTAAATAATAAAGATGACCGCGATAAACTAGAAGAACTCATAACTGACGATATTAATCAGTTTTGCTCTACCTATTATGAACAAGGTCATAGAAAGCATTTAGGAGCATCAACATTAGGAGAAGAATGTTGGCGTAAATTATGGTATGAGTTTAGATGGACTAAACGTGAAGTGTTCGACGGACGAATGATGCGTTTATTTAACGTTGGTCATTCCGCTGAGCCTAGATTTGTAACTTATTTGAAAGGAATTGGTTTTGAAGTTAAAGAATTTGATGAAAATGGTAAACAATTCCGTATTAGTGGAGCTAAAGGACACTATGGCGGTTCGCTGGACGGAATGTGTAAAGCTCCAAAACGATATCAATTATTTGAAGATATCATTTTTCTTAACGAGTTTAAGACTAACGGAACGGGATCGGGATTTAATGAAGTAGAAACCAAAGGATTACAAAAAGCTAAACCACGTCATTTTGCGCAAATGTCACAATATGGCTATAAGCTTAATTTAAAATATGGTTTATATTTAATTGAGAATAAAAACGATAGCCAAATAACAATTAAAATTATTGTGCTCGATTGGAATTTAGGTGCTCAAATGGAGCGCAAAGCTGAAGAAATTATATTCGCTAAGGAACCACCACCTAGAATTAGTGACAACCCAGCTTTTCAAAATTGTAAATGGTGCCATCAAAGCGATATCTGTCATAAAGGAGAACAACCGGAAAAAAATTGTAGAAGCTGTAGACAATGTTCGCCAATTGAGAAAGGGCAATGGCACTGCTCTAAATTTAATGCTATTGTACCTGATGATTTTATTCCTATTGGCTGTCCAGATTGGTTACCGATTTAACAAAGGAAAATAGATGGATAAATTTAACGAAATCGTTTTATTTTACACTGCTGTTATAGCTACTTGGACATTTATAAAAGTCATGAAAGGAAAATAAAAATGAGAATTAACGTATACACAGAAGAATTAATTACAGTTGGTAACAATCCTGTTGTTGCTGAAATTGTAACTGCCGATTATGTATCTTCTAGAACTAATCAACCTATGACAAATTATGGGATTAGAATTTATTTAAAATCGCATCCTGATTTACATTATGTACCACCGCGCGATGATGATCGTTCAGCAGTAACCTTTTGGTGTGGGCCATCGCGACAACATGCTATTGTTTATTGGAAGTTCATAGGAAAGATGGTATTTGATAGTGATATTTGGGAATGATCACTCCTCGCTGGTATCAGGAATAGATTGCGAGCAAGAATGAACATCAAACTGCGCCCATATCAAGTAGACGGTTTAAACGCTATTTGGAATTATTTTCAAAGCAACAATACAGGTAACCCTGTTTTATGTTGGCCGACAGGTACGGGTAAGAGCATCGCACCTGCTATTTTTATTCGTGAGGTTATGCGGCAATGGCCAAATCAAAGATTCATGCTACTGACCCATGTCTCAGAATTAATCAGACAAAATTCTAAAATTTTAAAAATAGTTTGGGAGAATGCGCCACTTGGTATTCATAGCGCAGGTCTTAAGCAACGTGATACAGCTCAGCAAATAATCTATGCTGGTATTCAAAGTGCTGTTAGAAAAGGTGGTTCTATTTTCGGTCATCGCGACATAATTTTTATTGACGAAGCTCATTTAATATCAACAAATGATAGCTCTATGTATCTTACTTTTCTTGCAACAATGAAGCTTTTAAATCCTGCTTTAAAAATCATTGGTATGACCGCTACACCCTATAGAATGGGCAGCGGGATGATCACCGACCAAGGAGGAATTTTTACCGATATCTGCCACGATTTAACAGGAATGGAAAATTTTAATAAGCTTATAACAGACGGATATCTAGCTCCTTTAATTCCGCTCCGCACAAAAACAGAACTAGACGTTTCAGATGTTAGCGTACAGCAAGGCGAATTTGTTGCGACACAACTTCAAGGAGCAGTTGATAAAGCTCCTATAACTTTTAAAGCACTTCAGGAATTAGTACATGCCGGAAAAGACAGACGATCTTGGTTGCTCTTTGCATCAGGAATTGAACACGCTGAGCACATCGCTGAACAACTTGGGGCCTTTGGTATTGATTGCGCACCT